CCGCCTCCGGAGGCATCCGCGCCCTGCTGTTGTATCTGTACAAGGTCATCAAATGGAGCGAGTGCCTTTTTTGCATCCTTGCCGGCCTTGCTTGCAGCTCCTCCTGTTTTTTTAAGACTGGCCGCATAATCTTCATTGGCCTTTTTTGCCCGGATGTATGTGCTCCCGCCTCCCAGCGCAGAAAAAAACTGGTTGATATATCCCACTGCCGTTGCCAGGAGATTAATCAAAGTATTAAGTACCGGAGCCACATAGGACAGAATGGGTGCGAACGCCGCCGCAAAACTATTTTTAAGGTAGGTCATGTTGGTCATCAGACCAGACATAGACTGGTTTGCACGGTCCGAATACTGCACCAGGTTCTGCATACCTTCCCTAACTCCTTGGATGGCCGCCCTCATGGCCATGCGGATGAGCATGAGCTTGAACATATTAGACAGCTTCAGAATGCTCTTGCTGACGTTATTGGAAGACTTCCCCAGTCCTTTCAAGCTGGATACTGCCTGTTTAGCCTTATTGGCCAGACCTCGACCAATACTTTTTGCAAAGTTACCAACCGCGCTTGCAGCTTTTAAAAATGCGGATTGCGTTGTTTTGGAAAACTTTCTTGTTTCACGTCCGGTATCTGTCAGTGATTTCTGATAGTCTTTTAATACCGAATTAATCTGAGCAATTTCAGCAGCATTACTGTCATACTCCACATGCCCCAGGCCGATACCCTCTGATTGCAGCTCCTTCTGTCGTTCTTTTAATTCTTGTAGGCGCTTACTTAATTCTACGATTTTCTCATTAGCCACCCCGGCTTCCTGCTCGATTTCATCGCCATTAAGTGCCGCGCCTGCCTGGGAACCATATTCCTGGACTGCCTCGGACCAGTTGTGGATTTCTGCCGCCGCCTCCCCAAATACAGCTGCCATAGCTTTAGGATCATACCCCATTGATTCGGCACTGTTAGGAACTGCATACGCTTCTATTGGGGTGGTCTCTACTGCTTCAATATCTTGCACATGGAGTTGCTCTATCTGCTGTTTCAGTTCCTGGGCTTCCAGGTCCATCTTGTTCAAAGCAGCGGCCCCCTGTTCACCATACTGCTCAACTGCCTCCGCATAATTATGTATTTCAGCCGCTTCCTCTCCAAAGACTGCAGCCATAGCCTTTGGGTCGTAATTAAGTGATTCCGGGTTTGTTGATACAGCCACAGCTTCCACAGGTTCTGTATCAGCGGCCTCCATAGCCTGGACACGAATGGCGTCCATCTGCTCCTGCAGACGTTTCACGTCCTTCAATGACCCGTCAGCGGATTCCCCAATGGATTCAACTGCATCCGATGCCTCTCCCGCACTCTGGGCAGTTTTTGTTATCGCCTGTCCTGCTCCATTGAACCGGCTCAAGATGTTAGATGATAGACGGTTTACTGCGCCCGTCAGCCTGTCCATTGCTTTTGACAATGTGGATATTCCTTCTTCAAATCCTTCTACGTTAATTTTTGTATCAAATTTCAGGCTTCCATCTGCTGCCATACCATCACCTCCTGTACAGGCATAAAAATAAGACGCCCATACAGCGTCCTAACCTAATAAATTATTCCAGTAATCAATCTCCGCCTGCTCCTCCTCGGTATACCGTTTCCTGATATCACAGAGTCTGCGGTTATTCCGGTAAAACTCCTGCTCCCACTTCTCCAGCTTCTTTCCCTTTGCCTTCTTCTGACGGATTCCTAAAATTGTGGAAAATGTCCCTTCCTCAATCTCCATAAAATATCCCGAAAATGTCCACCAGTGTATATATTGGGTTGCTCTGGTCTCCATTCCGGCCACTTTGTTGATGGCAGGGAACAAAATGGGTTCGTCCTGCTCCCAGTCCATCACCTTCCTGGCCGGCTTCTTATCGTCATCCTCCTGGCCGCAGTCCACAAACCACTTGGCCTGTAGGATAGCCTCCTCCAAATGTTCCTGCGGTATCTGGCTAAAACCATCCCGGTATAGTCGCTTCATCAAGATTTCCAGTTTTTCTGCAGGTGAAAGCTCCGGGTCGGAACAGGCCGCCAGGAAAACCAGTATGTTCCGGTAATCGGTTTCAATGGGATAGCTTACCCCGCCCACGTCAAGGCTGGTTGGCAGCTGGCCAATCATTTCCCTATATCCTCCAGATACTTCCTGGACTTTTCCCGGTTCTTCCTGGCATACTCCTCGACAGCGGGCTTCATCAGCACAAGCAGGCCCTCCAGCACCCCTTCATACAGGTATTTCTGGCCAACAATACAGAGAGGGGACTGACCGGCAAATATCGTGTCATATACATCCGACAGAAAGATGCCATTGAACGCCTTACGCATTTCTCCGGAAAACTCAGCCACGTATGCACCGTCCCTTTCCATATCGCTTTTAGGGGTTCCATCTGGATTCAGTTCAATCCCCTCTGGGGGACTGTAATCCTTAAAATGTCTCTGTACATCCAGCACACGGTTGATGATTTCCGGGTCCGCCGGGTTGAACCGGATAATCCGCGTCGGGTCGTCATTTACCGCGAAGCTCTCATAGCCATCATCAAACAACAGGCTCTTCATTTTTTTTGCCATCTTGTTTTACCTCCTCTTTGACTTCTGCCAGCGGCACAGCCGCCGCCGGCTCCGTTCTTCATGCATCTGCTGTAAATGTCTTTGTAGCAAGTACAAACTTACCCTTAACCCTGTTTCCAGTATGGTGCACATTAAACGGAATCTGGTACCCAGTGGTATCTCCACCATAGCTGGATACCTCAATGATTGCATCTTCCTTATAGGCCACATAGGTGCCATCCGCTGCTTCAACTGGTTCCCACAGATGTACTTCCACCACACTGGTCTTAAGGTCATCCAGGGTCTGTCTTTCATCCACAATGGCCTGCAGACGGTCAAACAACGGCTCTCCAATCTCAGCATAGTACGGGTCAGCGGATGCCTGGGGCTGATAGCTGTCCAGGTTGACGGATGTCTCTCCCCATATATTATTTTTGGTTTCCACATTGGCGTTCATTTCGACAATGTACTCTTCCAGGTCCTTGCCCAGGCGGCTGTATTCAGCCTTGCTGGCAGATGGGAGGGCCGCATCAATATAGTGTGCCATCCACTTTCTTTTGATTTTTCCTGCTGCGGGAATTGATTCCGCAAACAGCTGTAAGTTCATTTTACGCATGGTTATTCCTCGCTTTCTATTTGGTAGGTCACCTGTATTTGTATCTGGTACAGGATTCCATCATTAACAGTCTCACCCATGGGCTGCATGGCCATTGCATTGGATGTGATGGCTTTTATAAACCTGGCCTCCATCTCCTGGTTGCCAATATTGGCACTAAGCCCATCCTCCTCCGGCAGCTGTTCCAGCCAGTATCCCAGTTCCAGAAGGAAATTGCTGTTGGCCAGCCGGCAGTAATCCGTGAAGGATGGGGCCACTGCATACATAGCAAAGTTGTGGCGCCGCGTCTGGTTCCCCAGCATGTCCTCCTTGACCAGACTGTCCCCATTGCTGGACAGGCCATAACTGGGGCCTGGCTCCGTGAAATCCATATGGATATCGCTGTCTGTCAGGAACTCCGATATTTTCGGATACTCCGTTAGTTTCTGACGCATATAATCTATGATTGTCATTAGGTTCCTCCTCTATCTACCAGGGCCTGAGCTGCCTGCAGTATGTCGTCCTTATGGTCGGCTTTCATCCGCTCAAACCACTTTTTACCACGCATGGGAGCGCCAGCATAAGTCAACTCCCGGTCTGTGGGAACTTTTATCTCGTTTTTCTTTGCCCAGGCGCTGCCCGTTGTCGGGGATACATACAGGATACCCTCATGCAGATAATTGGCATATGGTCCAGGTATGTCAATCTGGCCGGATCCAATCACCGTGGCCATGACCATCATATGCTCCAGTTCCCCCGCCTGCCTGCGCGGCATGTAAGCGCTCATATACCGCATAGTTTCATTGTCCACCAGTTTCTGTACTGATCCGCCTTCCTGCAGTCCATGGTTCTGCAACACAGCCTCAGAAGGCAGCATCTTAAGCTCCACCTTCACAGTCTTACCTCCTACTTGCAGGCCAACTCATAATGTTGTACTGACTCGCTGCCATACAGCCTTTCATCTACTGTGGTCACCGTCAGGAATCTATGGGCCGTCTTAAGGGCCGCCAGGGACTTTGACATGGCCTCCTGGCTGCTGCAGTCTACCTCATCCTCAATGATACCCTTGACAGCCAGGTCCTTGCCCTGGGTCAGTTTTATGGTCCCAGCCAGGCTTTCCATAGGGATGACCAGAAGGACAGATGTGCCCTCCCGCTGGCCAGTCTTAAGATAGGTGGACTGCCTCACGTCCTCCCAGTACACACCCTCTATGGGCATCCTGGTGTACATCTCAGTCTTCCCATTCTTGCTGTACAAGTACAGCGTTACATCCGCATTGATATACATATCACACCCCCTGATAACACAGACCGGTATGAGCCAGCCATTTCATAACAATGCTGCGCTGTTCCCTGCTGATTGCCGTAGCAGATTCCTGGGCACTGGCAAAACCGACTGAATATGTGCCAATCTTCTCCGACGTCTTCCCTCCGGATTCCTTCTGCTGCTTCTCCCTATGGTATTCGGATTCCGACAGTTCACAGCAGCACATCTGTACTTCCTCGGGAACATCTGACACACCTTTCAAGCGGTTGAATGTATACCGGTCAATGACCTGGCTGGCAGAACGTGCGTAAAAAAGGAAGCCAGCTGTGATGACCGGCTTCCTCCCCTTCAGGTAATCGTTGATATAGTACGTTTCGTCAGTGTATGCCCGCATCGCGCCCAGCCTCCTTACTGCTTAATCAAGGTTACATCCTTTGTCACTGCCTCAGCTGCCACAGTCACCGTCTCGGTAATCTGGCCGTATCCTGATTTCTTAATCTTCGCGGGGTATGTCCCTGCCCGCAGGTTAAACTCTGCCACACCGGACACGTCCGTTTTAACCCTGGAACCATTCACATCCACAATTGCCCCATCAATGGCTGCTGGTGTCTCGGCGTTGTCTTTAACTGTAAAGGTCACCTTCTGGGTTGTAACCGGGCTTGTAGGCTCCAGGTAAGCGAATGGACACCCTAAACGGTCTTCATCCATCCGGGTTGCCGGGTTCGGCAGTGCCCAGCCCATACGAAATACAATTCGCAGCGCCACCATGTCCTGCTGGGCCAGGTTGTACTCAATTTCCTTCGTTACCGGGTCCTGAATCACACCCTGGTCAAGAATCTTCACCGTCACGTCCTGACGGATGGAATATACCGCCTGTTTGAAATCACCGACAATCAGCTGTGCAATAGTGCTGTCATACGCTCCGTTCTGCGGGAAATACATCGGTGCCCCATCCAATGCATAATTTGTGGACCCCTGCATGTCGGACTTAAAGATGAGACTGCCATCAGTTGACCGGATGCCCCTCAGCTTCGCCCTCATGGTCATGGCGGCCAGGGCTCCGGTAGCCATGTAGCCATCTTCCTCCACCTTGGAGATGACACCGCCTTCGCCCAGAAGCAGATTATAATAATCCGGACTGGATCCCACAGCCACATTGTTTCCCGCCTGTCTGGCCAGCGTGATAATGTCATTCTGCCAGTTACGCGGGCGGTTCACGCCAAAGATGATGGCGCTATCCACGCGCTGTCCAATTGCCTCATTGACCCTCGGTGTGATCTCACCGAAAATATCAAACTCCGCATCATCCAGCACTGCCTCCGGAATCGGCACAATGACTGCCAGCTCTGCGGCTTCAATGAATACATTATCCCAGGCCTGCCTGGTGGTCTGTTTCATGCCGGTATCACCGTCCACCCAATATGCGGTGGGAAGGAAGTCAAGTACTCTCATTCGTGTCTGGTTGCTTGTCATGTTCGGCAGCTTCCGTGCCAGGGACATGAAAGTGGACTGCTTCGGCGCGTCCTGGAAAATGGTTGAAATAACCTGCTCACGGATAATGGCCTCCGCGTCGGCCCTGCTTGTAATATTTACTGGCATAATCTAAATCCTCCTTATTCTCTGCCCAAGATACTTCTTAAGGCATTATTTGCTTGTGTCCTTGTGTCATCTGTTTTCTCACCACCTGGCCCAGGAGTAGGCGCAACCACCCGGGGAATACCGACGTCCTGAAACAGATAGCCCTTATCCTTCTTAACAGCTTCCAAAGCAGCCTTGATATCTGATTCCTGGTTCTTGCTCCCCTTCAGCTTCTCCACATCCAAGAAGGGCATAACTGCCTTGATGTCCCTGGGCTTAAACCCTTCTGCGGTAGTCTTCAGCAGATCGTTAAAATCCCGCTCCGCCAGCTGCTTCTGATACTCAGCGTCTTTATTGGCCAGGTCTGTAGTTAGGGTCTGTATCTTCCCCTGGAGCTCCGATATGTTGACGCCTTCAAAGCTCTTAAGGGTAGCCTGCGCCGTGGAAAGCTGGGTTTTGTATGTGTCCCTCTCCTGCTTAATCCCATTGATGTCTTTGCCATATTCGGCCATGACATAATCAATCTGTTCCTGGTTTAACCCCTTTGCCTGTAAATCCTCTGTTTTCATCTTCTTTTCCTTTCCTGTCCGTCCTTAGGTTATTTGTAGGTGTGTAACCATCCACCAACGGCTGACTGTTTTAGGTCTTATCATCTGACCGGTTTTTAAACATAATAAAAGCACCTGACTAATCAGATGCTTCGCTCTCCCATTTGTATTTATAATCCTTACATATTTCCTCGGGCGGCTTTTGAGCCGATACAATTTCTCTTGGTACACCTTGCGGATATACCCTGCATTTCATACCCATTTCACAGTATTCACATTTAAGGCATATAGGAATTACAATCACTCTGATTCCTCCGTCCTCTGTTTCCATAATGGCCTATACAATCCTGGCCGCACCAAGTGATAATTCTTTAAATAATATGTCCGTTCAGTTTCATACTCTTCCGGGCTCATATCATCGCGCCAGAAAGGCACCTCCTTCAATGTGGCCGATGCCCAGCCGCTACTTTCGCCTACCGTCATATTCCACAAGCCCCTTTCCTTTTGTGTAATCCTTTAACAGATTCTCTACAATTAATGATTCTCTACGTATACTTCTCTCCGACATAGGTATTATTCCGGCTCTGACCTGTCGATTCAGATCATTTAATTCTTTCTCATATAAATCATCAAATATAACCGATTTTAAGACATCGCCAGAACGTTCCGCAACATATTTGACACCATCATTTCTTGCTGCTATCATAACAGGTATTTCTCTTGTTGTCAAAAGTGTCCTCATATCCGGTTCCGAAAAGGAACTGTCCGTGTTATGGTTATGAACGAACGCATATTGTGCATCCGGATTCTTGTCTAAATGCTTCCAGAACCGGTACCCCACCTCATTCTCCATCTGGTTCGTTTCATAATACTCCACCACTCCTGTTTCCAGATTTACCAAATACATGTGTTCGTATCCGTCCGCACCACCTTTTTGTGCAACATTTCTTATTGCTTCGGATAGCCCATTATTCACTACATCTGTATATCCATCAAGCTTTACACTGTAGTCATTATCCGGATGATATCCGACTTTCGTATTAGTATTCCTAATGGCTTCATTTGCGCCCGCCTCCAGTTTTGATATCTTTAACCGCTCCCGTTGTTGCCGCAGGCCCGTTTCCTTAGAAAAATCCACATAGGTCTTATTGGTCAGCCGCAACCGGCACTTAGCAGCAGTGATATCTTCCTTGTCTGCTTCAGCCTTTTCCAGAAGTTCCACATCCTGCTTTTGCTTACGGATGGTCCGCTCCAGGCGGCGCTGATGCTGCAACGCCGCATAGGTGTCATATTCCCGGCCTTTATATACCTTTTTCTCATTTTCCTTCTGATTCTGCTCTGCCAGCCACTCATCCGTGTATTTGCGCTTGCTTATGCCCGGTATAAAGGCAAAGGCGATGTGGTAACAGTTAATTCCTCCAAAGCCAAGCATCTGCCCTTTTCCGCAAACGGTCCGCATCTCCTCACTGCTATAGACCTTCCCCTGCCAGCGCTGGTGGTTCTGATAGCCTGTCCCAGTGTTTCTGGCCCCCATGTGCCAGTCCACCTCGCAGTAGTCTGTCTGCAGTGCCTCCATGTTCTTCTCGTTGACCTTATCTGTCATCTGGGCCACGCCCGTCATCACCGCGCGCCTTGCTGCCACCTCAATCCGGTCAGACTTTCCAGATGCATAATCCACCGTCCGGATGCCGCTGGCCGTCATCTCGTCAATCACCTCACCGATAGCCTGGCTGTATGTCCTGGCGCCGGTGGTGATTCCCAGCATGGCCTTGTCCAGGCTGCGCTCCAGGTATTCAGATAGTGGCGTGAATACCTTCTTGCTGCCGCCCATCGGCACGTTAAAACCTGTTGTCTGAGTGATGTTTTCCAGTGGCCGCAGGCTGTCCTTGGTCTGTCTCCTGGCAGCATCCACAACCTGCTGCAGCCATTGGTTGCTCTCATAGGACTGATAGTCCTTGCCAGCAGCCTCATAGATTGCCTTGTTGCGGATGTAGTCAGACTTGGCCGCCTGCTCATAGATGTCATCCACCTGAAGGCCCGCCTTTCTGATGCCCTCACCTAACAGCTGTTTAATTCGCGCCCGGCCTACTCCAATGGCATCCATCCTCACCAACAGCCAGTCAATGACCGAAGTAACCCGTGCAGCCTCCTTGATGCGCTGTATGATCTCATCCATGATGGACAACTCCAGAGCCGTCATGGTGCGTTCCAGTGGTTTGGGCAGCTTCTCCAGCTCCTCTGGTGTCAATCACATCACCGCCTATTCTTCTGTCATTGCCGGTTCCGGCAGATTCTTGACCGCCTCTTCCAGTGTTTCCCCATAATACTTAGCCCGATACTCTTCTAATCTCATAACTCCCATCGCTACATCCTTACGGTCCTGCTCCCGCTCAGTCTCTGCGTCAACCATCACACTGTCATCCCAGTCAGATGACACTTCGTAATCATTGCTGGCCGGAACCAATCCATATAATGCCGACCAGAAACTCATAGCATACACCAGGTCTTCTAAGGCATCCTGCAGGGCCATCTGGGTATCAGAGACCATCACATAAGAGCGCTGCTTGCTGGTCTTAATCTCAGTGGCTGTCTTATCCACGCTCTGTGGGTCTGACAGGGTGCCATAGGCCAGGTTACAGTTGAACTCCACCAGCTTTAGCTGGTTATTAAATCCGTTAAACAAGGCTGTGTCCCTTATTTCTGGGCTGAAGGTGTCAATGAAAGGCTTATCCGCGGCGCCCGTATTGTATTCCACGTTTCGGTATAACCGTTCCTTACCTCCCGGATACTCAAACTTGTCCCGGTCCTGGTTGTACTTTAGCAGGGAGGTGGCAATATGGACAGCCAGCTGTGTCCCCTCATACTCCCAGCAGATGTTGGAATAGCGCCTGTCTGCCTCCCGGATCAGGTCCACGGCCCTGGAAAACACAGATACGCCCAGTGGGCTGTCGGAATCGTCCGCATTGGCCAACGGTACCTTAAAGTACCCAAACAGCAACCGGTCTGCCCCCTCAAGTAGCAGCTCCGGAACCAGCTCCGACCACCTGTCTATGGAGCTGACCACCACTTCGCTGCCAAGGCTGTAATCATTTGTGGCCACAAATGCACGGTTGGTAATATGTACCCGTTTTCCCTGCAGCGTGTGTACCTCCAGCCTGGTATATATCTTCTGACCCTTCCGGAACTGCTCTGTGAATACACACTGCGTAATCCGACCGGAACTATCGAAAGACAACGGGAAGAAACAATCAGCCTGTACAAACTGTACTTCAATACCCTGCTGGGTAATGTACGGCTTCATCACCAGGCCGCCTTTAGCACATCCGTATTCGACATACCGGCGCAAATCCTTGATCACCTTACGCTGATATTGCTCATTCAGGTAATCCGCCGCCGTTCCACCTGTCACCTCAGATTTAAGCTCCAACGTCACCAGGCGCGCAATCTCTGAGGCAATGGCCGGCGCTAAGTTCGCACTGAGCACGTCCTTGTTATTCACCCAGGGGGACCGGTTCTCATACATCCGGGTCCACAACTCTATCTGGTTCGCCATCTGGGATGTCAGGCACACATCCACCTGCGTGTCCGCATCCTTATTCAGGACATTCGTGATTAAGTCCAGCATCTTTGTGAATCTCATCGTCCCCTCACCTCCTATCCATACTTTATGAGCCTGCTAATCTGCCGTTCAAACGTATACTCAAAGCTGTCCAGGCTGTCAATATCGCTTGTGCCATCATCTAAGCGGACATTCTTCGTCAATTCCTTTGGGTCCCACACGGCTGTACTCAGGGCATCCACAAGGCTCTGACACTCTCCCTGGACATAATAAAAACGCCCCTGTGCCATCAGTATGGCGGTGGCGTTAATCCTGTCATTAATTTCAGTCTTCAGTGCATTTTCTACACGTACCCATCCAAGTCCATGTTTACGCAGGCTGCTCCGGATGCCAGCTATCAGCGTCTGCTCTGCGCTGTCTGCATACACTGTTGTAATGTACCCGTACCTGCTGATAATCTTCTGGCAGAAGTTACAGAACATGGTCCCCAGCATTTCTGGGTCAATCTCTATCTGGTTCCCCTTCTCGTCCTTGCAGCCAATCCATTCTGATGCCAGGACAACCACGTTATGGTATCCCCTGGTAATGGCTGTGGCCGTGAAGGCATGGCCGGAACCACTGCCGCCAAAATCAATCCCCAGAATAATTTCCATGATGTCTTTAGGCTTATCTGTCAGGCGGAACGTGTACTGCTTGGTACTTGTATCATCAGCAAACCGGCGATAGATAAGGCCGTTGGCCACCACGCGCATTCCCTTGATGTCCCGGAGGTACCAGATACTGTTCTTATCATACCGGCTTTCGACCTCCCGCAGACGCTCTGTGGTAATGTTGATGTTGTCGTAGATGGTGCAGTGCATATAGTTGTATCCGCCCGGGAAGTCCCCTGCATCTGCCTGCCTTTGATACTTGTCTATATACTCCGCATAGATGGGTGCTCTTGGGTTATCCGGATTCAGGTCCCAGAACACCTTCAGGCGCTGGGCTGCCAGCTGACGGTTGAATGCCTCCTTGATGGTATTGTCATGATGCAGATTAATCTCAGTTGCAATCCACATGCCGTAGGAATTGCCACGGATTTTCTTAAAGCTGTCCTCCTTTGCTCCGCCTGCAAATATGATAATCTTCTGCCTACCGTGAGTCGCAGGGCCTTTGACGAATAACGCTTCATTGTCTTTGTACTTCCCCCAGTGGCATTGACCACGGAATATCCATTCAAGGCCAAAGCCATTGGCGTCACCGATATTAAGCTTGGCGTTGGCCATCGTGGATCCAGTGGCCAGGTGGATCCGGTCTGGTGTGGTTTTTAATTCATGGGCAAAGGCAAACACGTTATCCACTGTCTTGCCGGCACGGACCGCACCTTCCGCCACATTATACATGCAGGCTTCGCACCTGCGTATATAATCCTTGTGCTTCTCGGAAAAGTTGAACGGGATGGTCTTTTTCCTGACAAACCTATTTACCGCTGCCATAGATATCCCCCTCTATCTCATCCATGTCCTCCAGCTCCTGGTTGTTCCCGGTTAGCTTATCCGTCTGGGCCCGGAGCTGTGCAATCCGCGCCTTCTGCTCCTCACTGGCCAGCTCCCAGTTTTTATGCAGGAGCTCATCATACTGTTTGATAAGACCCTCCAGCGTCTTCTGGGCCCGGGCCTGCGCCTGCAGGAAATTTCCCTGCTTGTCCCAGGCCTGCTGTACCTCCCAGCGCTCCTCCGTGACCGTCTCCCCATCCTTATGGCCCACCTTCTCAATGGTCTTATCATTCCGGTCCCTCACATACATGATGGACTGCGCCCGGATGATTGCAGCATACGCAATCTGCACCTGGTCCCAAAGGATGTCTAGCGGGTCCGTGGGCATCTCCTGGATAATGGAAACGGTCTCCTCAGGCAGGTACTTGCTGAAGAAACCGTATTTTTCTGCGTTCTTATTCTGTTCTGGAGCTCCCCCTTCGTTACCAACAGCATTGCTGTTTCCAGGCTGCCCACCTTTCTTCTTAACCGAACGTTCGTTATTTTTATCCGAACGTTCGCTATCCCACTTATGGGTACATTTCCATCGGCGGACCGTCCCCTCCGGCAGGTTTAGTTGACTTGCAATCTCAACTAATTTGATGCCTTTCCGGTACATGGCCTTGGCCTGTTCTATTCTTGCATCTGGCGCCCTGGCCATGCCTCCTCACCTCATTTCGTGTTGTTTTGGGAATAGAAAAAGAGCCGCCCGGAGGTGACTCCTGCTTACTATTGAATAAAATCATTGTCCATGAGTCCAATAATACGGTGACATATAATATCCATTAAATTTAGGCCAGTAAATGCACTCAACCAAAATGATTAACGGAACAATTACAAGTAATAAATATAACAATAAACGAAATAATCCATTAAATGATGTATTTTCTTTATCTACGGCATTAATATCCTCCTGTGATGCTTTTTCGGTATTATTCACAATTTGATGATATAGTAGTTGTGCTTCGTTTGTTATTGAATCTCCTTCATTTACAAGTGTTTTTTCTATTTCTTCCTTTGACTTAGAAATCTTTTTTATCCTTTCTTGATAATTCGCAAGATTATTTATAACGGAGAATATTAACATAACCACGGAAATCATGATATTACAAAAAGGCAGTAGATATGGGTTTATTGCTTTAGAAAATATAAAGGCTACAAGCGAATAAGCTATTAAAATGATACTATAATAAATCAGTAAAAAATTGTACACCCTTGACTTCCTCTCAAGCCTCCCTATCATGTTTTCATAAATTAAAACTTGACGCCGCATTACGCTCCTCATACAAAATCCCCCCAACGCATTCATTTCTTTATCATACACCAAAATCTGACAAAAGAAAAGCCCCCGCCGCACTGGCAGGGACTCATCCAAAGGAGAAAATCTGTCTATGTATCTGGAAAACGTCATGGGGGATAAAACCAGATACCTCACCGGTTGTGTACCCTGCGGCATTGTCCCGTTAAAGTACAGGTCTGTCTTATGAGGGATTACAC